TGTTACTGCTGGGGAGTTTATCTTGATTGAGTGTTTTAGAAAACTAGACCCTACGACTTATACAGACATATACAATGACATGTGGTTAAAAAGATATACAACTGCATTAGTTAAATATCAATGGGGTTCAAACCTTTCCAAATTCGGTGGGATGCAATTGCCTGGCGGAGTTGAGTTAAACGGAAATGAAATAATGACACAAGCACAGGAGGAGATTCGAAGACTAGAAGAGGAATCAAGATTGAACTATGAATTACCTCCTATAGATATGATAGGTTAATTATGCCAACAAATGTATTTTTCAATCATGCAGTATCGTCTGAACAACACCTGTATGAAGACTTAGTTGTTGAGTCACTTAGAATGTATGGTCACAACATCTACTATCTTCCTAGGGAGATAATAGAAGAAGACACCATTTTAGGAGAAGATGTTGCATCAAAATTTGGAGATGCATATGAGATTGAAGCATATCTAGAAAACGTAGAAGGATTTGAAGGAGAAGGAGACTTATATTCTAAGTTTGGTGTAGAGATAAGAGACCAAGCAACCTTTGTGATTGCACTTAGAACATGGGAAAGATTCGTATCTCTAGATAATAACCTCACCTCATCATTCAGACCAAACGAAGGTGATGTAATACACTTCCCTCTCAGTGGTTCTTTATTTGAAATTAAGTTTGTTGAACATGAAGACCCATTCTATCAAGTCGGTAAGCTCTTTGTATTCAAGTGTAGATGTGAATTATTTGAATATAGAGGAGAAGATTTTGACACTGGTACTAATGCAGACTTGGTTGAAGCAGAAAGAACATACACTATAAGTGCAACAATGACTGCTGGTTCAGGAGACTCAGGTAATTACACAGAAAATGAAGAACTTAAGATTGGTGATAATGTTATTGGTGAAGTGTCTACATATAAAAGGTCTAACAGAACTCTTACAATCATACACAACAATACACCACTTGCAGTGGGTGACAGATTAGTAGGTGCAGTGTCAGGTGCAACTAGACAGATACAAACAATTACCGATGCACTTGATATGCCAAATGACCCGAATGCACAAAATAAAGAATTCGAAGATGCAGCTGATAATTACATAGACTTCAGTGAAACAAACCCTTTCGGTGAGATAGGAAATAATAGTTAATCATGTTTACATATTTTTACAATGAAACAATAAGACGTTCAGTATCTGTGTTTGGTACCATGTTTAATAATATCACAGTTAAACAGACTAAATCAGATGGGACAGTTGTAAACAGTATTAAAGTTCCTTTGTCGTATGGTCAAAGACAGAAGTTCTTACAGAGATTAAAAGAAGAACCCGATTTGAATGACAACTTAAGAAGTGCAATATCACTTCCTAGAATGGGATTTGAAGTCAGTGGTTTCACCTACGACCAAAATAGACAACAAAATAAACTTATCCGTTCCACTAAAACTACTATGGAGTCAGATAATGTTAGTAGAAAGTTTCAATATCAACCCACACCATATGATATAAACTTTACACTATCCATCTATGCAAAGAACATGACAGATGGTTTACAAATAGTAGAACAAATACTACCGTATTTTCAACCCGAATATACGGTTGCAATGAAAATGATTGATGATATGTCAGAAGTAAGAGACGTACCTATCATTTTAACAGGTGTAAATATGGACGACCAATTCGAAGGGTCGTTTGAAGACAAGAGAGTAATTAACTTTACTCTAGATTTTACAATGAAAACTTATTTCTTTGGCCCAGTATATAAAGGTAAAGTTATTACTAAGGTTAGAGAGAAAACATTTATAAATGATGGAAGACATGGTTTCACATCATCAGAACTTACTACATCAGGCATCGTAAAGGACGTTAAGTTTTACGAACCAGCATTTGAAGGAACAGTTGCAAGTGCAGTGTCTAATAACACTACAGTGACTTTCTCAGCTGCAATAGATAGTAATGTATCTGTAAATGATACTATGGAAGGTTCATCTACTAATCCCGACCCAACAGTCTCTTCTATAGCAGGAGACAGACTGTCTGTAGTGGTTTCTAGTAACGTTACTTTGTCCCAAGGTGATAAAGTATACTTCACAGGAAGTGCATCTGCAGAGGACAATTATGTTATATCAGAAGATGTATCATTCTTTGATGAGGGATATGGTGGTAATGAAGCTTCAACCACAGACTAGTGAAAAATTATGACAGACAATGTTGACGATAAATTAAATCAAGTATTAGATATAAACACGGACATGAAGAAGGACTTAAAGAAAGTCCCTACAGTCCGTACAGACCTCTCTAAGGAGTCTTTAGAGACAGACTATAGATATGCAAGGGAAAATCTTTACGACCTTGTAGAGAGGGGACAGGATGCATTAGACGGTATCCTAGACCTATCTAAAGAGATGGAGAATCCTCGTGCATATGAAGTGGCAGGACAGATACTTAAAACCACCTCAGAGATTGCAGAAAAACTTTTAGACCTTCAGGTCAAAATGAAAAGTATCAACAAAGAAGAAATTGCAAAAGAAGGTGATACTCATAATCACTTATACGTTGGGTCAACATCAGACTTACAAAAATATTTGAAGAAAAACAAACATGGTAAATCCGAAGAATGAAGGTTATCTAGGTAACACTCAAATCAAACGTGCAAACGTTGAGACGAAGTATACCAAAGAAGAACTAGACGAATATCTCAAGTGTCAACAAGACCCTTGTTATTTTATTGAATCTTATACACAGATTATCTCTCTTGATGAGGGTATGGTTCCTTTTAAGTTACGTGGATATCAAGAAAGTTTAATAACACATTATAATGAAGAAAGATTCAGTATAGTACTTGCATCGAGACAAAGTGGTAAGTCTATTACGTCTTGTGCATATTTACTATGGTATCTATTGTTTACACCCGAAGTTACAGTAGCTGTTCTTGCAAACAAAGGTGCAATTGCAAGAGAGATGGTTGCAAGGATAACTACTATGTTAGAATCTGTTCCTTTCTTTTTACAGCCTGGGGTTAAGATTCTAAACAAAGGTAATATAGAATTTGGTAATGATAGTAAACTAGTTGCAGCTGCAACATCATCATCATCAATTCGTGGACTTTCTATTAATATGTTGTACCTAGATGAGTTTGCATTCGTTGAAAATGCAGAAGAGTTCTACACTGCAACATATCCCGTGGTTACTTCAGGTAGAGATTCTAAGGTAATTATCACTTCTACTGCAAACGGTGTGGGTAATATGTTCCACAAAATATATGAAAGTGCAACTGTAGGTGAATCAGAATACAAATCGTTTCTGATAAACTGGTATGATGTTCCAGGCCGTGATGAAGAATGGAAGAAACAAACTATTGCAAACACTTCTGAGTTACAGTTTCAACAAGAGTATGGTAATAGTTTCTTAGGAACGGGTAATACACTTATTGCATCTGATACACTGTTAGGATTACGTTCATCAAATCCTATCTGGCACAAGGAAGGTTTTAGTGTTTATAAAAAGCCAGAGAAGACTCACACCTATATATGTACTGTAGATGTATCGAAAGGGAGAGGTTTTGACTATTCAACCTTTACAATTTTCGATGTATCCACTGAACCATTTGAACAGGTTGCAGTATATAGAGACAATATGATATCTCCATTACTGTATCCCGATGTAATTGCAAAATATTGTTCACACTATAACACTGCATTAGTGATTATAGAAAACAATGCAGAGGGAGCTGTGGTTGCACAACAGATGCATTATGATTTAGAATATGATAATGTATTCGTTCAGGGTGGTTTAAGATTAGAAGACATCGGGGTAACAATGACCCGAAAGATTAAAAGAATAGGAACTTCTACACTTAAGGAAGTGTTAGAAGAAAATAAATTGAAAATTTGTGATAGGGAGTTGATAAAAGAACTCTTAACTTATGTGAATAAAGGAATGTCTTTTGAAGCAGATAGAGGTTATCATGATGATTTAGTTATGAATTGTGTGGTGTTTAGTTGGTTTTTAACAACTCAATTTTTTGAACACCTAACAAACAATAAAGTTAAAGACTTACTATACGCAGGACAACAACAGGAAATATATGACGATGTCTTACCAGTAGGAGTTTTTGGAGAACTGGATAAAGAGTCTCACTCATTTGTAGACACGAGTGGAGACCGATGGTATTTACAAGAGAACGACTAAGTTCAAAAAAATATAAATACATTAAAAGAATTGACTAAGGTCGCAAAAAGGAGAAAAATATGGCATTTCAAGTATCACCAGGCGTACAGGTTAAAGAAGTTGACCTTACAAATGTAGTACCTGCAGTAGCAGGGACAAGTGGTGCATTTGCTGGAACTTTTTCATGGGGCCCAGTTGATGAGGTTGTAACCCTATCAGGTCAACAAGAGTTAGTAGAGGTTTTTAATTCACCAGCAAATAATAACGCAGGTGCAGAAGATTTCTTTACTGCAGAGGGTTTCCTAAGATATGGTTCATCATTAAGAGTAGTTAGAGTTA